AACTTCATTCACATAAGATTTAGATGAACCAGCAGGGAAGAATAGGTTAACAGACTGACCTTGACATATGAACTCTTGTCGTTGAGCAGAGTGCTCTACAACCCAGTTCTGATCTAACTCAAAGGAAGTCTTAAAGACAGCCTTATCGTGGTCAGCAAGGAAATCTAAGTGCTGGACAGAGCCATCATTGTCCATTATAGATTCCCAAGTGTCCTCATTATCCATACCATACATTGCTAATACCGGGCCAAGATACTGGTTCTTTACAACATCGGCTCCTGCTCTGGTTCGGTGAACATACACGTTCGCCTTGAGAGGTTCGATGGAGGCAGTGCAATTACAAAGGATTGAGCTGTTAGCGTTTGGAGCGATAGCAAAGATATGAGCATTACGTACGCCATAACCTTTTGCGTCAGGGGCAACCCCTTTGACTCGTCCGAGGTACTTAGTTTGAGTGGTTGCTTTTTCATTCATCTCTCCAAATATACGCCGATTAGTGTCTGATGCCGCCTTAGACTCCCACGCGATGTTCTCCTTCATTAAGTAACCATGGAAACCCATAGCGCCAATACCGATAGACCTCTCCCGAATAGCAGAGTACTTAGCCTTAGACATAGAATCCGGTGCGTTTTCAATAAACACATCTAATACATTATCAAGGAAAGTAACAAGGTCTTCAATAATAGTACTATCTTCCCATTCATCATAAGCTTCAATGTTAACAGAAGACAAACAACAAACAGCAGTACGCTCATCATCAGTAGCCAAGTGTATCTCGTTACATAAGTTAGACCCGTGTATCTTTAGGCCCATCTCTTTTTGATACTCAGGTAAAGCCCTGTTAGCAGTATCAATAAAGTTCATGTAGGGTGAACCTGTGCGGAAACGAGCGTCAAGAATACGTTCCCATAGGTCTCTAGCTTTAACTGTGTCTGTAACATCACCAGTAGAGGGGCAGATTAAATTCCAGTCTAAACCTAACTCAACACAACGCATAAACTCATCAGTAAGGTTAACAGCGTTAAACAAGTTAAAACACTTACGATTAGTATCACCACCAGTAGGCACTTTAAAGTTAATAAACTCAATAATGTCCGGGTGAGAGATATCGAGGTAAGCGGCATAAGAACCCTTACGTGTTTTACCCTGTTTATAAGAGGTCATTTGGGAATCACTAACTTTCAGCATCGGGAGAACACCAGATGACTTTTCAGTAATACCACGTACATCAGACCAATGACCACCTACACCACCACCTTTCACAGATAACCAAGCTGTCTCTGCATGGTGGCCAATTAAACCTTCTACAGTGTCGGGTACATATGAAAGGAAACAGCTAATAGGTAAGCCTTTCCATTTATCACCTTCCAACGGTGCATTACTTAACACCGGGGAAGAATACATGAACCAGCCTTTAGATACATAATCGTATATCCGTTGAGCTAATTCTTTATCACCAGCACTGTATGCAACAGCGGCTCTGGCGAATGCTTCTTGTGGGCTTGTCTCACCTTTCTCAAGGTAAAAGTCCTTCAAAAGCTTAAGTGCTTGTGTTGAGAGTCTTTCATCTCTATTCAAGTCTATGTTAATGCCGTAAATACGTAACATTTTAATCTCCTAATTTAATTATTTTAACACCACTGGAGATCAACAGACCTTCCGCTTGGTTACCTTTGTAGTCATTCAAGTATATTACAGTATTTATTCCGGCTTGTATCAGTGACAGAGAGCAGTTCATACAAGGGAAAAGAGTGCAATACATTGTTGCACCCTCCCCCGATAGGGTAGACTTGGCTAACTTGGCAATAGCATTTTGTTCAGCATGAATAACAGTGTCTAAACACTTACCATCAGCATCCCTCATTGTATTGTCAGAGCCAGCCACAGTGCCATTGTATCCATAGCTAAGAATATTAGTATCCTTGGCTATAACAGCACCCACCTTTGTCTTACAGTCATAGCTCTCCATCGAGATACGTGTTGCTATATCCATCATGAGATTTTCTTTCATAGGTGATAACCCACTGTCTTTTCCATACCAATTACTTCACCCAAAGTCTTCTTCTTAAGCACTATTTCTTGCTCTAACAATTCCCTAACACGACCAATAGTAGGTTTCTTTGTGTCAAATTGAATTGCTTCACGAACAGCCTTGAAGTCACCGGGGGTTAAGTATTTCATAAAGCCTAACTTGCTTCGCTTCATTTTAGGAAAGTATAGTTTAAAAGCTGTTTCTACTTGCATCTCATCCAAGAAGTCAAACTTAATTTTCAAGAATAATCTACGTAGTATAGCAGAATCAAGGCCGTCCATAAAGTTAGAGGTACAGATAAAGATGCCTTTAAAGTTATCAAGCTCAGTAAGCAATTGATTAGTAAAGGTTTTCTGATAGTTCTTCTCTGCATTCTGGCGGTTACCAGCAATAGAGTCGATTTCATCAATCAACAAAATTGAACCAGTAGCCTCCGCTTCTGCAAAAGCTTCTTGCAAGTTCTTCTCACCTTCACCTACATACATACTCTGTAAATCAGCATAAGTCTTTTTAAGCACAGGCCGATTAAGTTGAGCGCCTAAGTAATTAGCTAAGAGAGACTTACCAGAACCGGGAACACCGTAGAATAGACCAGTGATTAGTTGTGGTCGTTCGTCTTCAGGTTTATCTAAGATAGCTTTAACTTGCGCTACCAAGTCGGTAGCAGGGCGGTCAATGTTAACCAGAGAAAGGTCATAACGCTCAAACTCTTGATTGTTAGTGAAAGGGGCATAGGTCTCAGTTAGGTCCACTCGAACGCTTTTACCAAACATTAACTCAGAAGGTGTCACGCATATACCATCCGCTTGCTCAGAAAGTTCATTTAGAGCTTGAATCTGTTGAGCCATATAACGTAACTCAACAAGGCTAAAAGTAACAGGGTAGATAGACAATGCAACACCCGGCAAGTTTGTGCCTGTTAGGGTAACATTACATTGTCTTCCTTCTGCCCAATCTCTCTCAGATGCGTAAGCACTGTTAGCTATAATGCCTTCTAGTATAGACGAAAGCATTGTATAGTCTTCAGTAGACTCAGCCTCTCTCTGCCCAGCAATCCCTTTCAAGTACTCACTGTAATTCCCTAGTTCTTCAGAAAACCACATAGACAAAGAATTAACACGATTGACATAAGCAAAAGCCTTATCGTCATCTAAGTAAGCTATAGCGGTGTTCTTCTTTTTGTCATAACGACCAAAAGTCTCTGATACAGTACCACTATTACCTTTACCTAATCCGGGTCTAGTCATAATCAAGGATTTAATCCAAGAACCATTCATAAACCCTTCTACTAACGCAGATGCTTCTTTATGTTCCATAGTTGATGCCTCTTCAGTTATTACTAAGTCCCTAGATGCGGCGTCCTCTGCTAACTCCTTAGCGAGAACAGCTAGCCTCTGTATTGCTTTGTGGGATACTTGGTTTGTCTTAAGTAAACGAGAATGGTCAAAAGCTATTTCAAGCGAGTCTACTAAACTATAGTACATACCAGCGCTTACCTCTTCAAACGGCATAGGCTCTAATATATCCTCAAGGAACGGCTCTTTTGCTTCTTTTTCATAAAGCTCCTTAAGTAGTTTGTAACCACGTTTAACTGTAACTCTATCAAAATCCATGATAGTGTAAGCGTAGCACAATGCGATATACAGTGCGCTCATATCAATGATTACTTCGTTTTCTTCGCTGTTCTTACTCATAATTATTCCTTATAGTGAGGGTTCTTCTTGGAAGGCGTGGTCTACAAAATCTAATCGACCTGTACTATTGTCAAATAAACAACCGCCAGCATCTCCGGTCCTGCCAGTAAATCGGGACTTTAACACTCTTACTTGAATAGTATTACGCTCGGCTTCATTAGTAGCAATCATATTACGTGCAAACGCAATAATCTGAAAGCTAATTTGTTTAATAGAACCAGAGCCTTTAATATCATCCATAGAGGGTAACCTACCTTCTTCGAATGACTTACCTTGTAAACCAGTCTTACGTAAGTGAGAGATAACACCTATCCAGACATTATGCTTCTTAGCAATCTTTAACAGGTCTGACATTATCTTATCAATAGCACCATTAGTATCACCGCCGTCTACTTCAGACACAGCGATAGTAAGGTGGTCAAGAATGAGACGCTTACAGCCCATTAATGCTAATGTTTCAATCTTATCCATTAAAGAGTCATCTGATACAGAGCCTTGGTGATCTAATAAGCGAATACGCTTGTCACTAAACACTGCATCAAAACCTTCTCTTTGCTCTTCTGAGGTTAACTCAACATCTGACAAGTTCTTCTTTAAGTGCATACCGATAAACTTCTCTACAGTGTCACCGGGGCTTTCCTCTAAGGAAATAATACCAATGCTGTCTTCAGTTGTCTCATGGCAATGCAGTATAATCTCTTTGATTACAGTTGACTTACCAGAACCAGTACCACTTGTGAACAAGTCTACTTCACCGAATCTCATACCGTTAGTCTTCTCGTTTACACCTTTAAGGCACGGAGGATAAGGTACCGATTCAGTTGATAGTCGGTCTTGAAACTTTTCCCATAGTTCTTCACCCTGTAAAATACCAGAGGGAGACCAAGGTTGAGCATCCCATATTGCTTCAATGATAGACATGTGACCGTGCTTGAGTAATTCCTCATTCGCGTCTTTTGTCTTTAGTTTAGCAATACGAGCTTTGTCAACACCAATGATCTTACATGCCTCGGCTAAAGCCTTCTGGCCAGCGTCATCGTTGTCGAGCATAAGCACTACTTCATCAAAGTGGCGAACCCACTCACGTTGCGCTAATAATTGTTTTAGGCCACTTGCGGAAGGTAAGGATACTACGGGGTAGATCTTACCACTGTGACGTTGTGAATAAGCATAGGCAACCGACATTGCATCGATTTCACCTTCGACTATGATTAGTCGCTTACCACCGTTAAATAATTGTTGACCGAATAAACCTTCAATTGTGCCTACAGATCGGAACTCTTTAGGTAGTTTACGAACTTTGTAACCAACTGTTTTATCAACTCCATAGGGATAGTAATGCTCACTAATGTCTCCATTAATGTCTGTCCCTGCTTTAACACCGAAGAACTCAGTGATTGGTTTAGGTATACCGCGCTCACGAAAACCTCTCGTGGCATATTGGCTAATATCCTCTATAGATGGACCCGACATGGTCGTCCAGCCTTCGGCTGATTCTTTCTTAAATATTGTTTGGGTCACTTCTTTCTCCTCTTGTGTATCCCATTTGTAAGACTTATTACACGCAAAACATTTACCCCACCCATCATCATATGCACCATAGCCATCACTTGAATCGCATTTAGTACATGCTAAGTGGTAAAGAAAGTTAGCCTTCTTCATTTCCTTTTTCATTAGGTTTTCTCCGATTAAATAGCAATGCCAAGCTCACAGTTACACCCATGCCCACAAAGAATGCATCAGTGTTAGTTACTGGCACCCCTTGTGTCATAACTGCCACCCATAAATAGAGTGAATATATTATTGAGAAAGCAAAAACAAAACCTAACGTTATTACCGTTAGTTTATTTAACATCTTCAGTTTTTCCTGTTTTAATTAGCCTCTGTGCTTTTGCAAGAGACTTCAACATTACCTCGTGTTGGTCATCATCCTGTTTAGGGATAAATCTAATAGCGGCGACTTGGTTGTTGTACCACCTACGCTCACCATTACCATCACGGTCAGTAATGCATTGTAAAGCCATTTGTAACCAAGCTTCAGTATAGTTACACCATGCGCGAGTAGTGAATACTCCTAACATGTGAAACTCCATCTTATCTCCTTCCTTTACATCTGCCTTTACATGCGAAGAAGAAGTACCATACGCTCGCCAAGGAGCCTTACCTGTCTTAATATGGGTATTCTTCTTGTATGTCCAGAGTTGCTTTTTGCCAATATAAAACTTATTCTTTGTCTTATTAATTGCCAGATACACAAAACCAAAGCATTTAGACATATCCACGTTCTGACCACTATAACTCCAGTGGCCAAGGTCAGTTTTGATGTATTCTTTCTTCGCTAAGAATTTACTCACGAGGTTATCTCCTCTTTGAGTTCAACGGGTAAATCGTCATCCGACAGTTTAAACATGTCTGTAGGAGTACGCATAATGTGGATAAGAGTACCATTGTGCATCATCTCTTCTTTCCAATTACTACCGTATACTTCATAGTACTTATTGATAACTCTCTGCTTACGCTCTTTAGATGTAGTAGCACCTTCTAGTACTAAAGCGGCTTTCTTAGGGCCAATTCCTTTAATACCACGGATGTTATCTACGCTGTCGCCAGTAAGAATCTGTTTCCAATAATGAACATCTGCATACTCTTCTGTTACATGGATTAGTTCTCCACGGTGAATCAGATAGTGTGCACCCGGAATACATTGGAGGTCTTTATCTACAGAGGCGATAACAGTTACATTACCAAGGGCTTTTTGCTCTTCTGACCATATACGCACAAGGTCATCCGCTTCCATACCATCAGCAGGAACCATTCGTCCTTCTGATACAAGATGGTCACGTAGCTCAAAGAAGTAAGGGTTGTTAGCTTTAGACTTATGACGACCGGGAGTGTTCTTGTAATCTGTATAGAACGACATACGGAAGTTTTTCTTGCCGTAACAAGCAACTACCATATCATCAGCGAAAGTAGCTTGCTGAAGCTCTTCTTCCCTCTCGTTGTAAGTTGACAATGCCTCGTCTAGAGAGTTTTTGTTGTAAGCACTTCTAAACATTAGTGGGTCAGCATCCAATATTAGTATTGTTTTACTCATATTATTATTTTCCTTATTTTAGTTTAGCCGCCGTAGTCTACGTAACAGTAGGACTCGCCAACTTGTTCGCCTAGTGCTTCTAGGGCTTTGTCTAAATATTCGTCTTCCCAGAAGGAATCATCTTCATCATCTTCGCTGTTTGTTTTGATTCCAAGGTCTTCACAGAACTCTCCGATGTCATAGTGGTACTCAATGTCACAGTTGTAAGCACCAACATTACCTTGTAGTCCTTGCTCACAATACAACAACATACCTGTCATACCTTCGTTCCGCTCCATTAGTTTATCAAAGAAACCACAAGGTGGCCCCCATGCTGTTCTAAACACTAGCACATACCTGCCTCCTTCATCCTTGTAGATTGCTGTCTCATAACTGCAAAACTCTTTGAGTTCCTCATCAAATGAACTAAGGTCGGGAACATCAATGTCCCACTTAGTACCATATAAATCAGAGAAGCCATAACCACCCCCTTCATCCGGGTAGTCTTCTGGAGGACACATGTACTCGAATAAACCATCAGGTTGCTCTGTTTGTATCTTTAACCAGACTAATTTTTCTTCGAACTCGTTTCCTTTTTCACATTTAGAAACATCTATAATTAACTTATTTCCACACCAATTTGGCATAATTTTCCCCTTTTTAATTTAACCAAGTACGCACAGTTGTAGGATGAATCCCAATTAACTTAGCTACTTTAGCATAGTTTTGGTGTTCAGCATAAAGCTCTCTTGCTTGCTCTTTCAAAACGTTACTGCCATCTTTTGTTTCCCCCGAACTCTTCGCTATAATTTTGTTCTTATAGAGAATACTCCAGCTAGATAAAGGTAGTTTATTTAAGTGTTCGGCATAAGTATCTAAGTCGAGCACACTACCTTCCTCAATTACCGCAGTTAATAGTTGAATAGTCTCAGAGCTATTAATCCACTTGGACCTTAAAGTTATTTCTTCTAATTTCATATTATTCTCCTTTTGCAACCATAGATAACTCTTCCTCTGATAATTTAGAAAGGAACAATTCATATACTTCTTGGTTACTATTATTAACTACAATGTCTTCGTATGTTTGCCATAGTTCTACACCGTGAAAGATGTCTCTAATATGATACTCATCATCAAGAGTACCAATCAGAGTACAAAAGCCTACGTCTTCATCATAAACAACAGCTGAATAAAAGTCGTAGATATCGCTAATTAAGCGCCAGTCAACCACCATCGTACAGTGGTTAACATTGTTTATTCGCCATGTGACTTCTCTCATAGCTTCATGTACTGCTTCCATATGCCCTAATATATTCATAATAGTTTCCTTATCAGTGAGTATCAAACCAGTTATTACCTACCATAGATTCACCGTCCATACAAGTAACCCCATACCACTTGGGTGCTTCTCTGAACGCTTCAGCCATAATCTCAGCGGCTCTTTTAGCATCTTTCTCTGCAACAGACCACTGCATCTCATCATGGTAAAAAATCATAGGTTTGGCATCAAGCCCTTCCTCTTTAAATTTATCCATGCTGTATGCAACAGCGGCTTTACAGGTGATACCTTCTGCCGATTGTAGCAAATAGTTAAGCGCCTTGTGGCCAGAATCAAGATAAATACGTCTACCATCTAAGGCAGGTATACTTGCTCTTCGGTCTCTAGCTTCTGACACTTTAACAATCTCCATCAGTCTATCAGTGAGACGTTTAAAACCGGGTATAGCCGCCGCGAATTTAGCTCGTGACTCTTTACCTGCTTTACTGTCTCTTTTACCTGTTAATGTTAAACCAAGCTTTTCAAGACCAGCGCCAAATAAGAAAGCGTATATCCAAGTCTTAGCCACCGAACGTTCACACCCAAGGATGTCCGCATTCTTCTGGTGTACATCTCCGTTGATTACTTCGTTAGTGAATTCATCATCTTTAATGTAGTGGCATAACGCTCTAAACTGGTTACCAGAGGAGTCAGAACCTACTACCT